TTATACTGGTCACACCGTAACTACTGGTGAATATAACATATTTTTAGGTGACCGTAGTGGTCTGGCTTTTACTACAGGCTCTTATAATATTGGTATCGGTAAAGATAGCATGGGTAATGTTGGTGTTACAATTGGCAATTATAATATTTCTATTGGTGACACCGCTGGACAAGATATTACAAGTGGTGCTTCTAATGTTCTAGTAGGTCACGATGCTGGTCACGAAATTACTACAGGTGTAGATAATGTTTGTATGGGTGATAACGCTGGCGGGTCTATAACAACAGGTACAAATAATGTTGCTATCGGTCAAAATGCACTAGATGCAATAACTACTGGTGGCGGTATGGTTGCTATCGGTCAAAATGCTGGTAGTTCTTACACAGGCAGTAACAACTTTGTTGCTATTGGACAATATTGTTTTCCTAGTAGCGCAGGTATGAGTGAATCAGTAGGAATTGGTTATGGAGTTGGCTGGGGAATGACTTCTGGCGGCGCTAACGTTCTTATAGGTTTTTCTACAGCAATAGCAAACACAGGCGGCGGCTCTAATACATATGTAGGATATCGTGTTTCAGGTAATGCTAACGTTGCAGGGACTGGAAGTAACAACGTAGGAATAGGTTATAACGCTTTATACAACCAAACAAGCGGTAATACTAACGTAGCAGTTGGCGTAAATGCTGGCAATAGTCTCACTACAGGCGAAAACAATACTATTATTGGATATGATGCAGATGCTACTTCTGCAACAGTGTCTAACGAGATTACGTTAGGTAATTCTTCTGTTAACCGCTTCCGTATCCCCGGTGCGGGCATTGACAACACATCTGCTGCACTATCGGGAACGACACCTTCTGTGGATGTTGGTGTAAGAGACACTTACACGTTGACTACATCTGGCAACACTACGTTTACGTTTACTGGTGTTCCTTCTTCTGGTCAGGTTGCTACGTTTAGCTTAATACTTACAGCAGGAGGCACACACACTTTGACGTGGCCTACTTCTGTAGATTGGGCGGCAGGTACGGCTCCTGATGCCCCTGCAAGTGGGGAGGTAGATGTATATACCTTTATGTCAATTGATGGCGGTACAAATTGGTACGGCTTCCTAGCTGGGGATGCAATGGCATGATAGGGTCTAGTCAAAAACTAACAATGGCACGTTCAGGAGCAATCCCCCCCGATCCTGAGTGGAACATATCTATGGCTAATTGGGATGGCGGTTCAGCTAAGATATTAAACTTCCAGTATGGTCAGACTAACAATGTTTACTTTAAGTCAGGTGGTTTAAAGATGTACGCCGCTGACATACTTGGTAACGTCGTTATGGAGTATGATTTAAGTACGGCGTGGGATATTAATACTGCGTCTTATCTACAGCAGTCTTCCAGTATTGTTAGTCAAACGACTTCTCCTACAGGTTTGTTTTTTAAATCTGACGGAACCAAAATGTATATTATGGATCGTGATGGAGACGATGTTTTCGAGTATGATTTAAGTACCGCATGGGACGTAACTACAGTAACTTATAACTCTAATTTTTTTTCTACTAGCGAATTTACAGGAGGGGGCGCAAATCCTAACGGTTTGTTTTTTAAATCTGATGGAACCAAAATGTATATTTGTGGTTCAATTACTTACTCTAACTCTTCTGTTCTTGAATATGATTTAAGTACCGCATGGGATGTAACTACCGCATCTTACTCTCAGACTCTAAATACATCTACTCAGGTTGCAAATGTAAAGACAGTCTATTTTAAACCTGATGGGACTAAGATGTACTCTGTGTCTCAAAATGACAGTCTTGTTGCAGAGTATAACCTAAGTACAGCGTGGGATATTTCAACAGCTACTTACTCTCAATCGGAAGGCACAATGCCCGGAAGTAATCAGCCTTATGGTTTCTTTATGAGTTATGACGGGACAAAAGCATATGTAAACACCCAACAAGTAATGAACCAGTACACTTTGTCTACAGCGTGGGACATCTCTACGATGTCATGGGATGCCCCCCCTGATGACTACCTTAGTGTATACTCAGTTACTAATGCATTTCTTGCTGACCTCTTCTTAAAATCTGATGGTACAAAGATGTATCTTATTAACTCCTATGGAGACTCTGTTTATGAATACACATTAAGCACCGCTTGGGATATGTCTACCGCTTCTTATGTACAGAGTTTTAGTGTTGCCTCTCAAGAAACAAACCCTACCAGTGTATTTTTTAAGTCTGATGGCACAAAGATGTATGTCATAGGTACGAGTGGTGACGATGTAAACGAGTATAACCTAAGCACCGCTTGGAATATTTCAACGGCATCTTACTCTCAAAAATTTAGTATTTCTGCACAACAAAATACGCCTTACGGACTATCATTTAGTTCAGACGGCACTAAAATGTATGTTCTTGGTGATTCAGGTGACGACATAGATGAGTATGATTTAAGCACAGCATGGGATGTATCAACAGCAACATACTCAACTGTAACGTTCAGCGTTAATCCACAGACAATACAACCAAGAGGTATGTTTTTTAAACCTGATGGCACCATGTTATTTGTGGTCGGCATATATAGAGAAAAGTTATTTGCTTATAATTTAAGCACTGCATGGGATTTATCAACAGCTTCGTATAGTAAACAATATGAGTACGACACTCCTACAGGACTTGCATTCGATGCTTATGGTGTATCTTTTAAATCAGATGGCACTGAGTTTTATCTTGCAGATTATGCTAACGCTGCCATTTTTACTTACTACATGTACTAATACTAAGGAGAAAACATGTTTTTTATTAAAACTTCAAACGGTCAGGTAGAGCAATACCCCTACACGCTTGGCAACTTGCGCCGTGATAATTCAAACACAAGTTTCCCTAGAAACATACCAGACGAGGTTCTTGAATCATATGGTGTTTATCAAGTAACGGAAACAACCCCCCCTGATGTAGATAATAAAACACATCGTGTTACGCAAACGGCACAATTAGTTGACGGAACATGGACACAGATATGGGAGTCTGTTCCGCTAGATATTGATGTTGCAGAAGGACACATTCGTGGACACAGGGATAAACTACTTCGTGATACCGATTATTTAGCACTGTCCGACAACACCTTATCCACTGAAATGTCTACTTACCGACAAGCACTTCGTGATATTACCACCCAAGAGGGTTTTCCGTATGATGTAACGTGGCCCTCGAAACCTTAACCAAGGAGACTAAAATGACTGAGAAAAAAACAAACGTCATTACGGTCAACGACAAAGAATATGACGTTGATTCAATGACTGATACCCAGAAAACACTGTTAAACCACGTCAGTGATTTAGAACGTAAAATCAGCAGCACACAGTTTAATCTGGATCAACTTGTAATTGGACGCTCCGCGTTTGTGGATCGTTTAGTATTTGCTTTAGAGAATCCTGAATCTGAAACCGAAGAGGAGGCCGCGTAATGGCCGAAGAAACATATACGCCTACAGCGGAAGAAATCGCGCAACACTATCGTGCGTGCATGGACAGTGTAAACCTTATCAACGCAGTTATTGCAGCGCCTGATGATTATGCTGACGACGAAACAGTGTTGCAACGTAACGTAGACCACCTCGCAGCAATGGTGTCTAAAGACTTCTGGACTACGGAAGACATGACTCCGTTGAACGATGCTATTACGGCGGGTAACGCTGCTATCGCAGGATAAACAATGCTAGGTTTTGGCCCTCTAACTTCTGCCCCGCTCGCCTCACTTCCACTCTTTGGGGTAGAGGTTTCTGGTGTTTCGGGGCAGGGGTTTGTTGGGTCAGTCCTTGTTAGGCTTCCGGTAGATGTACCAGTAACAGGGCTTGCAAGCACTACTTCTATCGGAACAGTTACTATTGTTGAAGGCACAGGCGTTACTCCTGTTATATCTGGGTTATCTGCTACAGGAATAATAGGTAGCGCAGCAGTTACAGCAGGGGCTACCGCTCCACTTACAGGGGTGTCTAGTACAGGAGCTGTTGGCACTGCAGCGGTTTCTATTCGTGTTGTCGTAACGGTAACTGGAAACACCACCACAGGAGAAATAGGTGTTGTAGCTGTAGTTGAGGGTACAGGGGTTACCGCTACAGTATCTGGGCTAGCAACTACTGGGGAGATAGGCACCGCTGCGGTATCCGGCAAAGCGAATGTAACTCTAACTGGCGCTGCGGCTAATACTTTTGTAGGCCAAGCCGCAGTTGCCGCCGCCTCAATAGTTATACCTACAGGGGTTGTCGCGGTAAATTCTATTGGCAACGTGTCAATCGTTGAGGGCGCAGGAGTACGTGTAGACCCCACTGGGTTAGCAGCTACTGGAGCAGTAGGAACAGCTACTGTCCCAATTCGTATTATTGTGGATGTGTCGGGCATTCGTGCTGATGGGTCTGTTGGGTCAATAAATATATGGGAACCTGTAGACGATTCTCAGACACCATTCTGGGTTGATATACCCACATAGGAGGCAACATGGCTAGTACATTTTCAAATCTTAAAATAGAGCTTATCGCAGATGGTGAGCAGGTCAGTGTTTGGGGAGCTACAACAAACCAAAACTTAGAGGCTATTGAATCTGCTATTGGGGGCTACGCGGCTATAGACTTTGCTACGGACGCAAACAAAACACTCGCGTATGCTGACAGTAATGCTGCGCAACCATTTAGGTCTTTATACTTTAACGTCACTTCCACGAACGCGCTCACAGCTACACGTACACTATTCCTTCCCGCTGTGCAGAAGATGTATATTGTCAAAAATGCCACTACAGGCGCACAGAGTATTACCATAAATATAAGTGGTGGATCGGGTGTCGATATACCCAACGGAGAAACGTATATTGTATACGCTGACGGTACAGATGTAGTGTACGCTGCGCCGGGGCTTTTCTATCTAGATGAAACTTTTAACGATTCCGCGCCCAATCAAACGGTGCCTACAGAATCTCTAGTTGCGGGAGGTGCTGCTACTAACATTGACGTAGCTATAGTACCGAAAGGCGCAGGGGCGTTTCTTACAGCAACACCAGACAACACTGCTGCAGGTGGCAATAAGCGGGGTGCAAACGCCGTTGATCTACAAACCTCCCGTGCTGCGGCAACTGATGTAGCTGCAGCGACAAAATCTGTTATTGCTGGTGGCGCAGATAACAATATTGATTCTTCTGCTACAGCCGCAGCAATTAGTGGTGGTTCTGGCAACCAAACTTTAGCAGTTAACAGCGTGACTGGTGGTGGAATAGACAATACTACAAATGCTACTGCCACGGCAGGAGTAGTCGGTGGTGGGTCTGGTAACATATTACGAGGTGCTTATAGCGCTATTGGTGGTGGTAGAGATAACCAGACAGGCGCAAATGCTAGTTACTCTACCGTACCTTCGGGGTACAAAGCTAGCGCAACAAACTATGGACAAGAGGTAATTGCCTCGGGGGCGTATTCAAATGCGGTGGGTACTGCTCAACGTTCTCGGTACACCTTACGAACTATAACTACTTCTGATACCGCTTCTCGGCTCACCTCAGACGGTGTTGGGTCTGCAAACGCTAGTAATACTATAAATATGCCCGCTGAATCCTTGTTTGTAGTAACTGGTATCATAGCTGCAAAAGACACAGATACTGCTGTGGCCGACGCAAAATCGTGGGAATTTACAACTACGATAAAACGAGGCGCTCTTGCTTCGTCTGCGCAACTTTTAGGTACTGCATCAATAACTGAGCTTGCAGCCGACGCAGGTGCGTCTTCATGGGCAGTTGCTATTACTGCGGATACTGTAAATGGCGGAGTTTCTTTTTCTGTAACTGGGGCACCGGGCACAACAATACGCTGGCTTGCTAGCGTGAACAGTACTGAAGTGGTTAATGGATAATGGAAAAACGGACAGCAGCAACAGCGCATGAGCGAATCGACGGACTTGAAAAAGAAGTTATCGCTATAAAAACAGAAGTGAAAATCCAGTTCAAAGACTTGTTTGGGCGAGTTAAACGTATGGAGAGTATTATGATTGCCGCGACAGCTTCAATTATTGGGTTGTTAGTAGCGGTTTTAATGAAGATGTAACATGTTAGGCGTAGGGTTGTATGATTGATCCTTTCACAGCTTTGGCTGTCGCGGCGTCCGCGGTGAGCAACGCAAAATCGTTAATAATGGCGGGGCGTGATGCTAGTTCTGCCATGAGTAAGTTTGCGGGCGCTGTTAGCGATGTTAACTATGCAGCAGAAAAAGCAAAAAACCCCGGTATATTTGCGTCTTTTACTGGGTCTGCAGAACAAGCTGCTGTTGACGCATTTTCCGCGCAGAAAAAAGTACAGGAAATGCGCAAGGAAATCGAGATGTTAATACAGTTTCAATACGGAATGGAAGGATTGGAAGAGTACAAACAAACACTGCGTAGTGTACGAGCACAGCGGCAGAAAACCGCGTACCGCAAAGAAGAAATAAAACAGGCTTTAATAAACTGGATAGCTGGGACTATAATTGTAGCAATAGCTGTCGGTACGTTTGGTATAATTCTTTACTATATCGGTAAGAAACAAGGGAAGTGGTAATGACAATACTTGATAATTGGAAAGTACTACCAAGACTTATGATGTTGGCGGTTACTGTGCTAACGTACCAAGCAGTGCACTGGTTTATGGGTTTAAATGATCCTAGTATTGCCCAGAGCGGGCTTGTAAGCGTGTGTATGGGGGCACTCACAGGATGTTTCGGTATTTGGATGGGTAAAGAATCTACCACTACAGTTACCCCAAACAAAGTTGTGCTCAAAGAAAGTCATAACAAATGATACAGACATTGATAGGTCCAATAGCAAATCTTGCAGGTAGTTGGCTGCAAGGTAAAGCGGACAAACAGTCCGCAGAAGCAGAATTAAAGTTAACTGAGGCCAAAGCAAAAGCGCAGATACTTTTGTCCGAGAAAACAAGCGTTGCTGATTGGGAACGCATTATGGCGGAGGGCGCTAAATCTAGCTGGAAAGACGAATGGTTCGTAGTAATTCTGTCTATCCCATTGATTTTATGTTGGATTCCGGGAGCAGAAGGTTGGGTTGACCGCGGGTTTGCGCAGCTTTCTAAAGCGCCCGACTGGTATTTTTACAGCCTTGGGATTGCAATTTCAGCTAGTTTTGGTGTGCGCGGGGCGCAAGCATTCTTTAAGAGGAAGTGACATGAGTTTTAAATTAAGCCAACGTAGTCTGGACCGTATCGAAGGTATAGATGAAGAACTACATACTTTAGTCTGCGCGAGCATACACAACACTCCGTATGATTTTGGTATCCCACACCTAGGTGGTCTTAGAACTATAGAAGAACAACGTAAGCTCGTAGATTCGGGCGCGTCAAAAACTATGAAAAGCAAACATTTAGAAGGCAACGCGTTTGATTTTATGGTGTTTCTAGGGCCGCGCGTGTGCTGGGAGTTAAAATTTTATGACGATGTTGCTGACGCTATTGTAAAAACCGCCAAAGGTATGGGCATTAAGCAGTTAAAGTGGGGCGGTGCTTGGCATATTGACAACATCCTAGACTGGGATAGTACTATGTTAGAGGCGTACAACGAGTATGTTAAGCTACGCGTATCACAAGGTCGTACGCCTTTTGTAGATATGCCACATTTTCAGAAAGGGTAAGTTTATGCGTGTAGAGCACAAAGAAAAAATACTAAACAACGCTGTGATTGACCCTGCGCATGTGGTAGAGGTTGTTTGTGCACATTGTGAGTTTGATGTAGCAGAAACAGATTTATCTTTAGCAACGTGTCCAAGTTGTGGCGCAGACTTAACTTTAAAGAAAAGCGTGGGTATTCAAGTTACACCTTTACCTCCTATCTTTGGTTCCACTATGTAACGGAGATAACATGTCACTAAAAAAGTTAGTATTAAAGTCTGGCGTAAACCGTGAAAACACCCGCTACACAAGTGAAGGTGGATGGTACGAGTGCGATAAAATACGTTTTAGGCAAGGGTCTCCAGAAAAAATTGGTGGTTGGGTTCGTACGTCAAACGCTACTTATCTAGGTGTGTGTCGTTCTTTGTGGAGCTGGGTTACTTTAAACAGTCAAAGTCTTATCGGTGTTGGAACAAACTTAAAGTTCTACATAGAAAACGGTACCGCGTACAATGACATTACTCCTCTCCGAGATACAGTTGTCTTAACAGACCCTTTTGCCACGGTGTCAGGTTCTCCCATTGTTACAGTTACTGATGCTAACGGAGGGTATGTTAACAACGACTACGTAACTTTTAGTAATGCTACTGCTGTTGGGGGTGTTACTGTAAACGGAGAATACCAACTTACAACTACTACAACTGCAAACCAATACACCATTGACGTAGGTACAGCAGCTACAAGCGCTGCCACTGGTGGGGGTACTGTAACTGCTGTGTATCAAATAAACACTGACGTTCCGTTTTCAGTACCTATTACTGGTTGGGGTGCTTCTGGTTGGGGTGATGGGCCGTGGGGTGAGGGTACACCTTCAGCAGCTCGTATTCGTTTATGGAGTCAATCAAACTTTGGCGAAGACTTGATTTTTGGACCTCGTGGCGGGGGGATATACTATTGGGATGCAGGGAGTGGGTTAACTTCACGAGGAGTAGAATTATCTACTTTGTCTGGTGCATCCAATGTACCTATATCACAACGCGTTATTGAAGTGTCTGACGTTAACCGATTTGTGTTTGCTCTGGGAGCTAATGACTTTGGTACAACAGTAGTTAATCCTATGTTGGTGCGATGGTCTGACCAAGGTAGTGCTATTGACTGGACTCCTTCAGTTACTTCACAGGCAGGATTCCTTACACTATCCAGAGGCAGTGAGATTATTGCAGCTAGACAATCGCGGCAAGAGGTGCTTGTTTGGACCGATGCCGCACTATACGCTTTGCAGTACGTAGGTGCGCCTGTTGTTTGGAGTGCGCAGCTAGTTGGAGAAAACACCTCTATAGCAAGTCAAAATGCAGTGGGGTATGCTAACGGCGTTTCCTATTGGATGGGGCGAGATAAGTTTTACAGGTATGATGGTAGTGTGCAGCCTCTACGTTGTGATTTACGTAAGTTTATTTTTGGAGACTTTAACACGCAACAGTATGACCAAGTAACCGCAGGTACAAATGAAGCTTTTAATGAAGTGTGGTGGTTTTATTGTTCAGCAGAATCCGTACAAAATAACCGATACGTTATATATAACTATCTGGAAGATGTCTGGTATTACGGAAACTTGGGTCGAACTGCATGGCTAGATTCTGGACTTAGGGATTTCCCTCTTGCGGCTACGTACAGCAACAACCTTGTAAATCACGAACAGGGGGTGGACGATGCGGAAACAGATGTGACCACTGCTATACCTGCGTTTGTTACTTCTGCAGAATTTGATATTGAAGACGGGCATCAATTCTCGTTTGTATCCAGAGTTCTACCGGACATACGGTTTGATGGCTCTACGGCAAGTAGTCCACTGG